CCACTAGATCCCGATTATGTTGCAGAAATGTCTAAGCAAGGATTTGATCCACACCTAGACTTGGCTAAACATGCTGGTGTCGTAACACAAGAAGATATCGACAAACATAACTCAGGTGAGCGTAGCCTAAAATCCCTGCGTAAGAACTACAAAGTGGTGAACTACAGCGCAACTTATGGCGTAGGCAAGTCTACCCTATCAAGAAACACTGGCATGTCTGAGAGCGAAGCACAGAAGCTCCTAGAGGCATTCTGGTCACGTAACTGGTCAGTAGAAAAGGTAAGCAAAGATGTCCGTACAAGAGAGCTATTTGGTCATATGTGGCTTTATAATCCTGTCTCTAAGTTTTGGTATTCACTGAGGTCTGACAAGGACAAGTTCAGCACTTTAAACCAAGGCACAGGGGTATACTGTTTTGATAGCTGGGTGCGACTATGCCGTGCCAAGGGAATTAAGACTATCGGACAGTTTCACGACGAAGTTATAGCATTAGTAAAAGAAGGAGAAGAAATTGAAACAGCTATGAACATGGAATACTCTATACAAGAGTTAAACGCTGAGTTAAACCTTAATGTACCCTTGGGTGTAGATGCACAATTTGGTGACAGTTATGCAGACATCCATTAAATTTTTTAACTTAGGTTGACAAACCAAAAAAAAAGTCACTATATATATATACCAGTGTAAATGAGAGGACTCGATAAATGGCAAGATATACAATGGAAATGGTACTAGAGTGGGCAAAAGTTTTTCCTGAGAACGCAGATATGGGTGACCCAGATGGCGTACAATGGAAACAGAGCATTGCTAAAAAAGGTGGTCAGTATGTTGTTAATGCCTTCTTCACAGATCAAGAGCAGATTGATAAGTTAGTTGATGAAGGGCTTCAAACAAAAGTGTTAGGGAATGATCGCATTCTTGAAGGTAATACTGAGTTTGGTATCGGAAAGTACATGAAACTAAAACGTGGAGTACCAGATGATATTCGAGATTGGCTAGACCCCGTAACTAAAGACAAGGCTAACTTAGGTGGTCCAGTTAAGGTGGTAGACCTACGGGACGGACGGGAAAATGTACGTTCTTGGTCTTTTGAGAATGACGGTGAATTGGGTAACGGTACAAAAGCTATGGTACAGTTTGATACATACTCCAGTGGAAATGGAATCCGACTAAATGGTATTGCTGTTACTGAGTTGTCAGTATGGGAAGGCGGTCCATCAGAGCATGACGAACTGTTCATGGTGGCATAAATGAGAGTAGTCAGTACGTTCTACATGGATAAAGAAGAAGATGGGTATGAGGGTGTGATTACGTATGAGCGTGATGATGTAAATGATATCTACACTCTGTTACAATATTATGGAGATCAAACCCGTGGCATTGGTTTCACTTATGTAGAAGACATAGCGGCTTCTAATACAGATGGAACTATGACATGGGGCGAGAAGATCTAATGGAGTGGAGTAAAGTCTTAGTCGATGGTGATATATTTGCTTATCGTGCAGCCTTTGCTACAGAAGACAAGTCTAAGAAAGAAGCTAACTTAACAGTAGATAGTTTGCTACAGGACTCATTAGAATATTGCCTTGGGTGGCCTAATTACCCAGAGGACTACGAGATATTTCTAACCTGTAGCGGCTATCAGTTCAGACATGACATTGCTAAGACGCACAAGTACAAGGGCAATAGGAGCAAGCGTGAGAAGCCAAGGCACCTACCAAGTATACGTGAACACATGATTAGCAGTTGGGGTGCTGTAGTGAGCGTAGAGGAAGAGGCAGACGATCTTATAGCAATAGCAGCTACAAAAAACAACTTTGATTGTGTAGTGGTTTCTATTGATAAGGACATGCTTCAAATCCCCTGCTGGCACTACAACCACTTTAAGAATGTCTTAACAAAGGTAGAGCCTTTCGAGGGAAATAAGTTTTTCTATACACAAATACTTACGGGAGATAGTGCAGATAATATACATGGACTTTCACAGGTTGGCCCAGTAAAAGCCTCTAACATACTTAAGGGACTTGAAACAGAGCAAGACATGTGGGACGCTGTATTAGATGCTTATGACGGTGCCGTAGACCGTGTACTAGAAAATGCTAGACTTCTGTGGTTAAGGAGATATGAGGGGGAGATATGGCAACCACCAGACAAGCGATAAAACATGGCTGGAGATCTGGTTTAGAAGAGAGAGTGTCTAAAGAGTTAGATGAGGGTGGGGTTAAGTACGAATACGAAACCATGAAGATTAAATACGAGGTTAATGAAATACGTACCTACACCCCAGACTTCATACTACCAAACGGAATTATAGTCGAAACAAAAGGAAGGTTTGTAGCAGCAGACAGAAAGAAGCACTTACTTATACAACGTCAGTTTGACCATGACATAAGATTTGTGTTTCAGAACGCTAAAGCAAAACTATTTAAAGGTGCTAAGTCAACTTATGCTGATTGGTGCGACAAAAATAATTTCAGATGGGCACAAGGTTCTATACCAGAGGAATGGTTATGATGATAGCGGATTATATACAGGTTTATGATGTGCTAGATGAAGAAGAAGATATAGACAAGTTAAGGGTTATGGCTAAGTACCTATTAGTGGGTCGTGCCATGAATGATAGTAATGTGTCAGAAGAAGAGGCTATAGCTTTGGCTGAGTATTCTTCTATAGACATAGGAATGATAAACGAGGAGATAGTAATACATTGATGTACTCAGCGAAAGATATGAAAGATATGATTGACATGTACTCACAATTTGTAGAGGACAAGATGCTTACAAAAGGGCGTGAGCGGTTAATTGAAAATGCACTAGGTCTTACGGGCGAAGCTGGTGAGGTATCAGAGAAGATCAAGAAGTTGTTTCGTGATAAGCGAATTGATGACGATGCGGTCTTGAAAGAGCTAGGAGATGTACTATTTTATACAGTAGCACTATCCAACATCTTTGGTGGCAGTTTGATTAAGATTATCGAATTGAACATGGAGAAGTTGAATGATCGTGTAAAGAATGGTACACTACAAGGATCAGGAGATAATCGGTGAGTAAGAAACAATCTGGCATGTCGTGGTTCTGGCGTTACATGAACTACCTTGCGACATGGCGAAGTCACCGTCTAGCAATTAAACAACTAAACCAGTTGACAGACAAAGAATTAAAAGATATTGGTATATCTAGGTCAAACATTGATCGAATGGTCTGGTTAGAAGAAGATAAAACTTTGAGAGCGAGAGGAAAAGAACAAGAATGAATAATATGCTCCCCACCCCCTACCAAAACTTTATTGCACTTTCACGTTATGCTCGTTGGAAAGGTGATGCAAGAGAAACATGGTCAGAGACTGTGAGCCGTTACATAGACAGTGTGGTCAAGCCAAAGGCTGGTGATGATACGTACATTAAGAATATAGAACAGGCTATCTTAAACTTAGATGTAATGCCTTCTATGCGAGCTATGATGACTGCTGGCAAGGCTTTAGAGCGTGACAATACAGCAGGGTATAATTGTTCTTACCTGCCTGTAGATGACCCTAAGAGCTTTGATGAAGCTATGTTCATTCTCTTGTGTGGTACAGGGGTGGGGTTCAGTGTTGAACGTCAATTCATATCTAAACTGCCAGAGGTTCCTGAGTTGTTTGTTAGCGACACAATCATTCACGTTAAGGACAGTAAAGAGGGCTGGGCCAAAGGCTTCCGTCAACTACTAGCCTTGTTATGGGCAGGGGAAATCCCTAAGTGGGATGTCTCTAAGATCCGACCTGCTGGTGCAAGACTAAAAACATTTGGTGGTAGAGCTAGTGGTCCAGCACCTCTGGTTGAGCTATTCAACTTCGCTGTACAGACATTCAAAGCTGCACAAGGGCGTAAGCTGTCTAGTCTCGAGTGTCATGATCTTATGTGCTTTATTGGTCAAGTCGTAGTGGTTGGTGGTGTACGCCGTAGTGCTATGATTAGTTTGTCTAACCTGTCTGATGACCGTATGCGTCATGCTAAATCAGGACAGTGGTGGGAAACTGCTGGTCATCGTGCCTTAGCTAACAACAGTGTAAGCTACACAGAAAAGCCTGACATGGAGACATTCATGCGTGAGTGGACTGCACTTGTGGAGTCTAAGTCTGGTGAACGTGGTGTGTTTAATCGACAAGCAAGTAAGATACAAGCAGCTAAGAATGGACGTAGGGATGCAAATTATGAGTTCGGAACTAACCCGTGCAGCGAAATTATACTTAGGCCGTATCAGTTCTGCAACCTTACAGAAGTTGTTGTACGTGCTACGGATACCATTGAAGATTTGGAACGCAAAGTCCGTATGGCAACTATACTGGGAACTATCCAATCAACCTACACCAAGTTTCCGTATTTGCGAAAGGTGTGGACTACCAACACCGAAGAAGAGCGACTGCTCGGTGTGTCACTCACAGGGATAATGGACAATGTTCTTATGACAAGTAAGAATGTAGGTTTAGCAAAAACCCTAGAACACCTAAAGAGCGTTGCAGTTGAGACAAACAAGGAATGGGCAGAACGTCTTGATATTCCTGTAGCGGCTGCTATTACGTGCGTGAAA